TTTTTGAAAGCTAAATTTTCTTTTAATGCACTCTACTTTAAATTGCTCAAACAGATCCTTGTCTAGTTTGACGCTTGTTAATTGTTGGTTTTTTTCACTCATAAATTTTATTTTATTATTATCGGATATACATATATGAGGAGATCAGTAGGTCGCAGAACATAAATGAGTCTTATAAAATGGGCACCATTTACAGTTACCATTTAATTTTGGTTGGTGTTCAACTTCTTTATAACCATTGCGATCAAATGCGCGTTCTATAAACGATTCGATCGATTTGGTGACTTTATTTAGTTTCACTTTACCTGACGCAGGTTTGAATTGTTGTACACGTTTGATAACGTAGATATCACTTTCAAATATTTTACGTTTTACGATCATGAACTCAATTTCAATATTTTCTATTGGAAAATTATATAGTTCAGAAAAATATTTTTTATAGGTGATAAGTTGAAGTTGTTTGTTTTCGTCAGATTTCTCTTTTTTACCCCAACCTTGTCTACTGGTTTTGATATCTATGATTTTAATTTTGTTTGTTGGTTCATGATACAAAACAACGTCTAAATATCCTTGAAACATTACGTTATGGTATTTTGAATGTGGGGTTAAGATAATAGGTACTTCACATCCAACTAAATACCATCCTCGTTTACCAAAATATCTTGTTTTATCTTTGGAAAACTCTCGAATAATTTCTACTCCATCTTCATAGAACTCTCTTAATTCATCTGGAGTTACAAAGTGTTGGTTGTTGTTTGCTTTATATTGTTTTTTGTATTCTTCACGGAGGTTTTCCTCTAGCATTTCAGAGGTGTTAAGTCGATCAGCTGCTGCTCCACTTTGCTCATACATTACTGTAAGGTAATGTTGGAGTGTTTCGTGTAATGCAGTTCCAAAAACAGTATGAATTGAAGAGGTAAATGACTTGTGTCCCTCTCTATATTGTAGTGACCATTTTTTAGGACACTCATTGAACATAGACATTTGGGAGTATGAAATAGACTTTTGAGTTGCATAGTCAATTTCGGGTAATTTTTTTTCTCTTATTTCTTTGAGTATAACAGGAGGTTTTTTTCTCATAACTTGAAGATAAAAAAAGAGCTTGGAAAATCCAAGCTCTCTTAATCTTTTGAAAATACCTTTGATAGCGGTGAAAAGTATTCTCTTGCTATAACTAGCAAACGGTCCTAAGCCGTATCGTAAATTATTTTATAATACCCGCTCTTACTTGCATCATTCGAATTTCAGCAATATCTTCTTGAGACCCAACAATAGAACTGTAGTCGTCCATTGTTAACGTTTTACCTGAAGAGGCTAATGAGATGATATTGTCTGCTACATCATGTAAATCCATGTCTGTTTGAGCATCTTCCCTAGCGTATTCGAGTAAACGAATAAATAGAGGAACGTCTACTGTGATTATATCTCTTGGGTTCATATTAGTAGTTGTATGGTTCTTCTACTTCTTTACCTTCTTCCATTGATTTTTCAGCACCTAGTAATTTAGCTAAAGCAATTAAACCACCTGCTACTGCAGCAGTAATTACAAATCCAGCTGCTACACCAGGACCCATACTTCCAATAGCTACTGGGATAATTGGAACAAGAAGAGATTTCATTAAACCACCACCTACATCACTTAGAGCATTAGCTACTTTTGCTTTAGTATCACTTTCAGCTTCATATAATGACTCGTCAAGTTTACCAGCTACATCTTCAATTCTTGAATCTGCAGTAATACCTGCTTTAGCTAATTCAGCTCTTAATTGATCTTTCTGTTCGTCAGATAAGTTATCAACTGTTGCTTCTAATTTATCTTCTACAGCAGCTTCAACTTTTTCACCTACAGCAGTAGCTTCATCAGCTTCATTCAAAGGGTATTTTTGGCTTAAAAAGTATTCAAAAGCATCTTCGTAATCTGCTTTAGCGCGGGGTGGGATTTGGTTAATTGCTCCAATTCCTACAATACCACCAATAGCATGTTCATTAAGTGAGTTTTTTTCAGTTTCTTCAACTTCTTTGTTGATAGCAGCTACATATTCACTTTCTGTGATTACACCAGCCAACATTTGCATACGTAAAGTTTCTTTATCCATTTTAAAGTATTTTATTATAAATATTAGCCCTTTAGTATTCGTTCAAGTTTTTCCAAATACAATATGGCATCCATATGTTCTTGTTTAGCATGTTCGATCCAATCTAAAACACTTAAATCATTTCTGTCTAAATCAGTGCCATATTTTTCTTTTCCAAAGCGGGCTCTACTTACAAATTGGTCAATTACTGAATCAACAATTGAGTCTGTTTGGTGGATTGTTCTTGTTTGAAGTGGGTTGGATGGGTTTGTTCCAAATGTTTCTCTGTTTGCGGTCATTTTTTTAATAACTTAGTTACTTCTTTATCCTCTATACCCATAGAGTACAACACTTGTCGTACACCATGTTCGCGTAAAAGGTCAATATACTCTTCTGCTTCGCCTAAACTACATTCAAAATGTTTTGCTACGTACTCTACCAACGTTGCAGGCTGTCTCTTTGTTCTTGACTTGACATATTTCAAGAACGTCTTTGTTTTTGGAATCATCTCTCTATAAATTAAATATGTTTGTTGTTTGTTCTCGTAGGGTAGAGTTTGAACAAAATTAGCTAATTCAACATAATTTATATTCATAGATACATATCGATGTATCATGTAAGAATTCCATTTTTCCCATGAATCTTCAGAAATATTTTCGATGGGAGTTTTATAGAGGGTGATTTCGTTTAACCACCCCCATATATCTTTTATTTGCTTCTTAGATGTCAAGGGCAATATCTTTATATTCTTCACGAATATCTTGAGGGAGTGTATCTAAAATGATTTTTTTACTTTCTAAATCATAGAATACTGGGATGGGGATAAGTGAGTCTTCGTCAGCTCCAATTAAAAATTTAGATACTTTACGGAGAATAATTGCTTGTCCAAATAAATGTCCGCCGTTATGACCAGTTACGACTGTTGTGTTTTTAAAGTCAATGTTTAATCTAGGTTGTTCCATTTGTATTTATTTATTATTTAATTTATCTTTTCTATAATCTATGAAGTCAGCTATGAATCCAGCTGCTACAATTAAATTCATTCCAAGTGACATTAATATTTCATGTATGTCAGCATAAATTGTTGTCATTAAATGAATATGACCAATTGTCCAAAAAGGTATGGCTAAATTTTGAGATATCCACGAAAGAGTATATCTTAATAAGTATTTCATATTACTTCAATTATTTTAGCAATTGCAGACATTATGTTAATTTCTTTATCTATTCGAAAGTTTGATTGATATAGATGTTCGTTTAGAATAATTGCAATTGATCCTTCCTTGCCTGGAGCATATTTTGGGGCATATTCAAATAAATTGCGGTATAGTTCTTCAAAATCCTTAACATTTGAATCTGCTATAATTTGTCTAATAGTAAGCCATTTTTTATTACCCATTAATTCTTTTAATACTTCTTTAATATAACTTGTAGATGTTACTACAGTTTCATCAAATACAATAGCATCATCTTTTACAGACATTTGTAAAACGTTTAACATTTTACGCATATCGGGATAATATTTTACAATCAATGATTTAATATCTTCAGGTTGATATGACAAACTTAATTGATCAGCTAAAATCCAAGTTAAATGGTTATATACATCCATTTTTGTTGGTGGTACAATTTTAAGTACCTGACAACGTGATTGAAGTGGGTCAATAATTCGCTCTACAAAGTTACAAGTTAAGATAAAACGTGTTGAACGAGAGAATGTCTCAATTACATTTCGTAAAGCGGCTTGTCCCTGGATGGTGATGAAGTCTGCTTCATCTAAGATTACTACTTTGATACCTTTCCAAGATGCAGCACTAGCAAATCCTTTTACTTTTTCTCGAATAGTATCAATTCCGTTTTCATCAGATGCGTTTATATAAAGATAATCGCAATCTAGATTTTTAACAATAATTTTAGCTAGGGTAGTTTTACCTGTACCTGCAGGGCCATAGAATATGAAATTCTGGATATCACCTTGGTCTAGGTATTTTTGTATTGTTTCTTTAATGTTTTCGTTACCAACATAATATTGCAGTTCGGTAGGGCGAAAACGTTCTACATATAACGTATTTTCTTTCATAACCTAAATATACTAAAAACCTTTTAATAAAACAAATTTATTTAACAATACCTGCTCGTCTTTGAAATTCAAATTTAAGTCGATTTTCAAGTAATTCACTCTTCATTTTGTTAAGAGCAACCTCAGTTTTTTCTCTTTCTTTCTTATTTCTAAAACCTGAAATACTAAGGATGACTTTATTAGTTTGTTTTGATTTGAGTGGAGATACTTTTAAATGGGAATAATTAAGACCACCTTTAGTAATTGTATCTTCAATTTCAAATCCTAACAAATCTGCTTGGTAATCTTCAACTGGGGGGAGATCAATAGCATCTATTTTTATTGTTTCTTTTTTAGGGGCTTCATCTCCAATTTCTTCCTTTTTAACAATAAAATCTGTTATACCAGCACTATTCATTACTGTTTGTAAAACTTTTTCAAGGGTTTCATCGTTAGGAATAACAGGATTAACTTTTCTAGGGAAAACAAGAACACCATCATAGTTATCCCAACGTAATATATCTGATTTAGGGCTAACTTGAATGATAGCTTTAATAACATTTTCAGCAGTTGATGGTGGGTAAAAAACATCCCATCTTTTAGCTTCTTTAGGTAATTGGCTAAATTTTAAATCTTCCCATCCTTCAATATCCATACCAGTTCTAGCTCCAATATCTTTAGCTTTGGCTAGTCTCCATTCTCTACCACTTGAATTCCATTCTCTTTCATTAGCTGGGGTTTTCATGTTAGGACCTCCTGATGGGCCTAAAATTTTAGCAGTTTTGGGTTTAATTGATGGGTTAACTTTTTGTTGATATGGAACATACTGTCCATAATTAGATAAATCAGTTAATGCCGCTTCTACTTGTTCAATTGGAGTATTTTTTGTAGATAAAATAATTTCTTTATTACGTCTAAGACCTTTTAAATTTTGGTCTTGTTCATCATTTTCAAATAAAAAGCTCATTAATTTCATGTTTATAAATATTCAAAAAAAAGGGATCCATTACATCGGATCCCCATAAATATTGAAGCGTTTAATTGGTTCAGGTTGGATTTCTTTAATTTCACTTCGGATAACATATAATTTACTATCTAAAGGGGCTAAACGAAATTCTGCTTTTTCTTGATTTACATCAAACCAGGCTTCTAAAGCGTCAGTAATTGACTTGTGAATTACTTTATTTTTATCGTTTACGAGCACCCACTGATCTCCAGGGGGTACTCGTGTTGCGATAAGTTCGTTATATTCTACTTGTTCAGTTTTCATATTACATCATTCCCATCATTGATGGATCAAATCCA